TTTGCCGGGACTTTTACAAGCCGCAACGCCTCATCGTGCCAACGCAACGTTGTAGAGATACTGCAATCTAGGTCGGACGAAATTTCCTTCCAGCCCTTAAAGAGAACGTATCGCGATTCGAGCAAGACTTTATAACGCGGATCGCGCACGGCTTTTATGGCGGTCATAATGTCGGCGTTAATCTCTAGCAGGTCTTTTATTTCCTGCAAAGACGCGTTTTCGATGTCGTACATTTGCGCCACGATTTCCGCAATGCGGTCCGTGTTCCCACTACCGCGAGGCATCCCGGACAATACTTGCGTGGTTTTCTCGGCCTTTGTTCGCAGTTGCTCGAGGCGTTCAAATTTCACGGCGATTCGCTCGTTTAGCTTGTACCCCTGTTGCAAGAATTCCTTTGCGGTCATTCGCTTACCTCCAATCGTGCGCCGCACATCGGGCAATAGTTTGATACCCCTATCGTCTGTCTATTACCACATACAGAGCAAGTTGCATAAAAGAGATAGTCGGGAGCTTGTTCTATATCTATCCACCGTCCACGCCGCTCTGCGGGTGGAAGGGTTTTTAGTGTCGCAATAACATCTGCCAAGGCGTGGTTATAGGCAACGCCAGCCAAATCCACCATACCCGGAGAATATTCGGTAAACGGCCTAAATAGCATATCTACGCTTTCTATTGCCGCCTTCCTGTTTATTGTGTCATCCACGCTAATTCCGCCTCCTATCAAAATACGGGCACCGCAGGCGGGACGGCTGTTAATTGGGTTGGTGCCCTTGGTGTCTTTCGGGTGTATCTTCTTTAGGTGCCGCCCCGTCTGCCCATTACTGGCATTATTTTTCGTTCGGCTCGGTAAGCTGATACAGCACAGCGATGATGTCCTTATAGCGTTCGCCGTACTTTTCACGCATTCGCGTTAATAGGTTCAACATATCGTTGATGTCTTCGTCGGTGACGTCGTATTTGCTAATTTCAATCATTGGTTGATGTTTCCCTCCTTAATCATTCTCAAGCCGGAATTTCAGCTCGCCGATACTTGCCGTTTCTACGCACAGTTTCGCGGCGCGTCTGCACGCCCGTTCCCCATACGCCCGGCACATCTCGTCCCACTTCGGATGCCTTTTAAGCACCTCGAGCGGGTCTTCGGCTTTTACGGCCTTGCGAGTTTCGCTCTTAATTGCCGCCCGAATCTCGCTCGGGTGCGGCTCGTTCTTCTGCGTGGCATATACGCGCTTGTACTCGGCCAGTACATCTGTAAAGGTGTTGTATCGGAACACATCGGCCAAGTTGTCGACCGTCGTTGCGATCCTGCGTTCGTCCGCGTCCTTATAATTGCGCGGGTACGAGTTAACGAGCCACAAATATAAGTTGTTTGCGTCCTGCCTAGTCATAAATCATTTCCCCCCTTTCCAGCTTGTCTAAATATTCGTTGACCTTGTCCCAATCGGTGCCGCGTTTTTCCTGTTCGGCCTTCGGTGCTTCGTACTGTTTCCACCTACGCACGACCGCCCGCCAATCCTTAATAGGCTTTCCGCCGATCTCCCAGCCCACAGCGTCGTAGTAATCGCATATGTCGTCCGCGTCCACCTGCAACCCATGTTCGGATATGTAGGCGGATACTTCCGCCCGCGTGGGTATATATACCGAAGGTATATTCTTTTCTTCTTTATCTTCTTTGATTGTTGGGATTTGATTGGGATTTGTTTGGGATTTGCTTGGGTTTTGCGTGGGCTTGTCTTGATACCTGTTGTAGTTCGTTATTGAAATTACAAGGTATTTCGGCCTTCTCGTGATTGTGATTTCGTTGGTATCTTTGAGGTGTGTTAGTGCCGTACGTGCTTGGTCGTAAGTAATTCCAACGGTTTTGGCGATGTGGCCGATACTGGTTGCCAGCGATCCACGCTGGATTGTGTCTTTCATAAACTTGCCAGGTTTGATGTTGGCCGTTAAGAGCAGGTGCACGAACACCCGGAAGGTGTTTCCGTCCTTATACCAGCCCCAATGGATGATATTTCGGTCTAGTTTTATAAACGTTGTCTTATCAGCCATTAGATGCCCCTTTCCAAGATTAAATAGATCATTCCCGCCGCCTGCTCGGGTGTGCAAAACACGAAGGTGCACCCGTAGCGGTCTTGCATGGTGTGCATTGCCTTGCATAGCCGTTCTCCGGTAATAGCGCGCGGCGATTCAGCAAGTCGCGGATTCCACCACCGCGCCACATCGTCGACCGAGCGGATGCCGTCTTCGTTCTCAATGAGTATATACAGGTGACATCCGTTTTCCTTGGCCTTTATGAGCTCACGCCGGAAGCGTGCGTGCTCCTCGTTGGGGCCGCCGATGTTCTGCGCGATTTCCTGCATACTGGCCTTTGTGTCGACCGATACGGTAGGGAATAGGGCATAATCACCCACCGGAAGGGCGCACCGGGTGAGTTTGTCGCCGTGGGCCTCAAACGCCCGGTGCTTTAGTTCGTGTTTGTCTTTTTGCTGGCGGGAATCTTCAACCAACCACATTTTTAGAACGGGATGGAATCCGCAGGGATGCCGACAAAGTCGGGGATAGGTGAGGCGGGCGCGTCTGCCTTGGTTTCGAGCTTCTTCAACTCGGGCACCTTGTATTTGCCTTCCTTGATGTCCTCCACGGTGTGGATGCTCTTTACGCGGGTACGCTCCCGGACTTCGCCGCGGTCTGTTTCGTATTCTTCGTATCCGATCACAAGCCCGATGCGCTTATGTACGAGGCCCTGTTCGTCGAAGCCGTCGCCCGCCTTGATCGCGAACGCGGTTCCGTTGGACTTGTCGACCGCCTCAAGAAAGGCTTTCATCATGCCGAAGATGGTACGGTCTTTCTTTTCGTCGCCGGTCTGCTTGTAGGAGCGGACGAAGGAGTGCGCGAACGGGTGTTCCTTTGCCCAATCGTCCCCGTAGAAGCCCTTAAACTCGCCTTCTGCGATGTCGTAGATCACATTGAAGTAATACTTATCGGCCTTGACTTCTACGCCCTTTATTTCGCAAATATAGCCGCCTGCGGGCAGTTTCGGACGGTCGGAAAAGGTGACCGCCTCGGCGTTCTTGTAGATGTTCCCAAATGCTAACATTGTTTCGGTACCTCCTATTTGATGGTGATATTGTTGTTTTCTACGAGCTCGCAACCCTCAATGTGTTTACCAGCCACGAGAGCGGCTTTTATGGCCGCCTTGTCGGGTTCCTCGGTGATCTTGCGGCGGATGTATTCGTCTGGTAGTTCGGTGCCGTATTCGATGTGTACGGCCTTCGACTTCCTCCAGCCGATCGCGGCGCGGGCCGTTTCGAATTTCTGTCCATTGAGGACTGCTACGAGGTAGTGCGTGAGCGATTCGGCCTTCCGCTCCTTCGCCTTGGCGCGATCCGACATTGCCTTTGCTTCGGCTTTCAGCTCGTCGGCGTCGCTCTTTAGGTTCTTGATCCAGCACGCGATGTTTTCAATCTTCGTCGTGCGCTCCATCTGCAACGCTTCCAGCTCGGTATAAATCTCGCCGTCGATTTCGCCGGTTTCCGGGTCGACGCATTTTTCCATCGCGTCCATAATGGCGCGGTCAATTTCGAAAAGGTTTGCCATTAGTTGTCCTCCATTGTTTCTTTAATAGCGTTACATATATCGGTAAAAGCCTTTTTGTATTTTTCCTCGCTTACCCCTACAAGTTCACGGCCCGGGCGTTGATTGTATTTAACTTGGACATGCCTTTTTCTTCGGTCTGCAACCATTTTTTCTTCATCCGAAATATAAACAACTTCAACTCGTCCTGCGTTCCTTCTGTGTTTTGCATATTCGATGTCTGCATCACTATACCAACGCCACATAATGCGGTTTTTACCATTCCCGGTTGCAATATCGGTCAAGGCTTTCACCATATCTGCATATTTTTTTTCTAGACCGATAGAGGCGGCATAATCGTATAAATCATTGAAATATTGTTCGTGATTTTCCACGTTTTCTTCGCGAGCCTTTAACTCCTGCCGAATTCTTCCGATTTCTTCGGTGGTGAATTGGTCTAAAATTGCCATTATTTCGCCGCCTCCTTCTTCGCATCCACCAGCGGTTTTAATCCCCAGTATTCCCGGATGGCCGTATCTACGGCTTTTAAGTCGTTTTCGATTTCGATTTCAGGGAACATCCCTTCGGGACTTTTTGCCAAGTCGTTTCCGTCGCTATTCGTAATAAACAAGTGCCGGTCGCCCTTTACCATGCATCGAATTACAACGGTGACCATGCCTTCAATGCAAACTTTTTGGTCAAGCAATTTGCCGATCGTGCGGAGCCTCGCAAAGCCATCGTCGTCCGGGTCGTCATGCATAACCATATAAACGATTTTGTTGCGGTCGAGGTTCTTTACAAAATTGATAAAGTTCCATACTGTATCGCCGATATTGTTGTAAAGTTTGAATTGATCGCCGGAGCCGTGACCGCGCATAAACATATTGGTCATGATGTAGCCGAAATCATCAATAACCGCGGCATTTGTAGTCATTTTTGCAAGGCCGGTCATAATGGTTTGCAAGTTGTCGCCATTTGTGACGTACTTAAAATTCCCCTTAAAAGGCATCATTTTTCCGAGAATATTAACCAAATAGATTTCGTCCTCTGCGAAGCTCTTTAGTGAGCGGCTTTTCCCGGAGCCGCTTTTCCCGTACACAATTACTGGTATGCCCATGATTTTTAGTTCTCCTTTCGTATCTGTCTTTTAACGATCTCGCGCCGCCATAAGCAGGGGACGTGAGGTTCTACCACGTAGGCCCGGGACACCTTGCGCGGATATTCCCCGGGGCCGCCGACATTCGGCACCAAATAGAAGGCCTGCCACATCGTCGGCGTTTGCTTTACTTGTATGCACCGGCATTTATGAGGCCGACGCGCTTTCCTTGTCACAGCCACGCGAGCACCTCCACATCCTCGATCATGCCTGCAAGATACAAACTGCCATTATTGCCGCACCTGTATTCGTACTCGCGCAGGTCGAACAGCGCATAGAACGTTTCCGCCGTGACGTTCACCATTGGCAGGAATCCCCGGCCCTGTTCGTACCAGCTTTGCGCGGTGAACACATGCACGCCGTTTTTTCGGGTGTCGTGCGCGATCGCTCGCGCCGCGTCCATCGCTAATCCGAAGTATTCCGGCACCGGGTCGGGCTCCGGCGTATAAGTCGCCCACGGCCCTTTGCCGAATGCCGCTTCCGCGTGCTTGGCAAATAAGGACGCGTCCCGCTTGCCCTTCGGCAGTTCTCGGCACTTCGGGCAGAATTTCGCACGCGGCCCGGTCGGGATGTACGGTTTGCCGCACAGCGCGCACGCCTTCGGCTTGATCTTTAGTTCGATTGGCGGGTCCTTGATCGTCGGAGACTTCGGATTCCGCGTTTTGTTGTTGCCCATGATTTGTGCCTCCTTTTCTATGCCGTCATGATCCACGTATAAGCGACCCACACCAGCAGGGCCGCGAGTGCTCCAATCGTGCCAAGGCCGAGTAAGAATTCGGAAAACTTGGCGCGGTTTAGTCTGTAACGTTTCATCGGTGTGCCTCCTCTTAAAAACCGATTAAATCGGTTCACCTGGTAAAAAAATAATATTCTTGTATTCGACGCCGTAAACGTCCTCGATGCGTTTTAACACGCGGACGTCGGGGAATGCGCGGCCTTTTTCGTAGTTAAGCAAGGTCGCATCCGAAATGCCGATTTTCTTTGCGGCCTCGACCTGCGTTAAGCCAGCGTTAACGCGCGCGGCCTTTAGGGTGAGTTTTTCCATTTTCTATCCTTCCTCCTTTGCTACCCATACCGGGTCGATGATGTGAAGCCGCCGTGCGGCCTTTCCCTGCACCTCCGGCAATGATCCGTAGAAGAACACTTCCGCGGTCGATGGGGTCGATACCCAATAGCCGTCGATGCCGAATTCGCGCCCGGCGCGGTACATCGTAAGCGTGCCTGGATTATCGCGTGCGGTTTCGGGGTTGTAGATGTTTGCCATTATTCGTCCTCCTGCGGTGGTCTTATGCCGCCACCGCTCGGCCCTGTGATCGCTTATAAAATGAGCAACACTTCTTCGCGTGCGGTCAAAATTGCCGCCCTGCGTTTGGTGTGCTTCCCTGCGTGAAGGTCGACGCCATCGAATCCATAATAGAAGGATTCACCAGCGGAAACCG